CTTGTATATGTAATGGCAAGCGCAAACTGATTTGAGATGACGATTGACAAGAACTCCGAGGAATTCACCTATCTGTTGCAGTTGGTGTATGCCGTAGATGCAAATGACACTGATCGGGTACAAGACGCATTTGACAATTTAGATGAGTTGGGCGTAGGGTTCCGACTGCAAAATGATGTGATTGCGTGGGCGGAAACCTATGGGGCAGGAAGGAAGGACACCTTTAGAGTAGCCGCAGAGTTGGAAGATTTTCTCTACGACAACGGATACTAAACAACATGGCAGACCGCAAACTCATCGAACTCCTGATTGACGAGGATCAAGACAACTTTGCGGTTGAGGCGTTGTCATTGGTCAAGTTTCCGGCGATAGAATCGGACTTTATCTTTTTGTCCAAGCAGAATCGGTGTCTTTCGTTGGCTGCTCTGGACGAAGAGAAGCGCACGTTGATTGGACCCGCGCTGATTCCGGACAAGCACATCCCTCGGTTTGATCCTGACACCGACGAGGAGTACGATGTGTATTTCTCACAGGAGACAGTGAAGCGGGCAGCCGAGTTGTTCTTGGAGCAGAGCCGCACCAACGAACACACCTTCGAGCATTCGTCCTCCGTCCATGACGTTCACGTAGTGGAGTCTTGGTTGGTACAAGACCCCGACATGGACAAGTCCAAAGCGTATGGTCTGTCCGTCCCCGCCGGGACGTGGATGGTGCGGGTGCGCGTGGACAACGATGAGGTTTGGGAGTCGGTCAAGTCTGGCGAGGTGCGCGGTTTCTCAATTGAAGGTTACTTTGTGGACAGGTTAGTGTCTATGAGTCAGCGCACCAATCCGGAGAGCCAAACGATGAAGAAATTGATGAGTAGCGTTCGAGGTTGGTTGAAGAGGTTGAACCTCTACCAAGAAGCCAACTTGACCCAAGGCAATGTGATTGCCACGGACGCAGAAGCGTTTGCCCCCGGCGTCCAGGTTTACACCTTGGATGAAGAGGGTCAGCCAAGCGAGATTGGCGACGGGTCGTATGAGACCGAGGGCGGAGTAAAACTCAAAGTGGTCGGCGCGGTGCTGACCGAGTATGACGGGGAGATTTTGGAGGAGACCGAAGAGGTTGTTGAAGAACAAGGCGAATCCGCAGATAGTTTGCGAAGTAGCCTTCTAACTTCGTACTACAAGAAGTTATTGGAAATCAAACAAGGCAAGACTGAAATGAGCCAAGACAAGCGGACGGCGAAACGCCAAGAGTTGGGGTACAACGGATGGCGCAATTGGGAGACGTGGAGCGTAGCCTTGTATTGGGTGGACGATATGGCTAATCACCGCGAAGTCGGTCACAAATACAGCAGAGACGAAGTAGAAGAGTTCGTTACTGAAGCGGTGTATGACGGCATCAGGGCAGACAACTTTTTGGAACACATCGTCGCAGGCTTCTTGTCAGAGGTCGATTGGACGAGCATCACGGAAGCAGCAAATGAAGACTAAAAGCGAATCGCGCCGACACGAGTTCGGGTACAACGGATGGGCTAACTACGAAACGTGGTTGGTCAACGTGTGGGAGTTCACGAATTACTTTCTGGAAACGGCGTTGGATCAGGAAATGTCCGAAGTCAGCGCGGAGTGGTGTCAAGACCTCTTTGATGAGATGGTCGATAGCGATATGCCGTCTCGAAATGGAATCATTTCGGACATGGTGAACGCGAGCATCAGCGAAATTGATTGGCGTGACATTGCGGATCACGTCAATGACGACTTGACAAACGAACGAGCATGAACAAGAGATACAACTTTCGCGAGACCGCGAGCCTCGGAGAACTCCACGCCTACGACTCGGAAGGGTACGAGGTGGAAGAAGGCACGGATCAGTTTGACGACTTGGTGTACTCCTTGCGAGAACTTGATGACGGCTACATCGGCAACGAACCTATTACGCTGCTCTACGTGAGCGGTCACAGCAAGATGGTTTGGGCGACGACCGAAGAAAACCCCACGGGTCGGACGCAGATGGAGTTGGTGGTTAACGGAGGTGGATTCGGATTCTGATGCGCACCTATTCCAACATTAGTCGGGACGAAGTCCTCGACGGTCTACATCAGACGTGGGAACAGTCCATGACCACTTTTGATGAGCAGGTCGTTGCCGAATTGATTAATGCGTTTCTCGAATCCGATGCCCTGATTGATATGGTCGATGTCATCGACGCAGTGTATGACGACACGAGCCGTATGTCGTCGAAGATGGCGATGTACACGAAGGATTGCATCGACGACATCCTCGATTACTTCGGCGCACCGTGAGTTTAATCAAACGAATCATTGACATTTGGACTACCGGGGCGGATGAGGAAATCTATAGTGTTCTGGACGAGTGGCGCATTGACTACTCCTTTGACGAGGAATTCATGCACGTCATTGGAGTCATTGAAAGTCACATTGTTGATGCGGAGTACGCACAAGCCGAAGAGTTGTTCCGAAACTACGTTCCGCTGTACATGACGGCAGACGAGGAATTGTACTTCCTCGACCTTATAGACGAGGCGAAATATTACGGTTGATAAAGTCGGCGTGTGCCATCTCCGGATCGTGAGTGAACAAGCCTAAACTTGTACTGATGAAAAGGCGTTTTGAAGAAGAGGTGGTCGAGGAGACCACGGTAACGACCGAAGAGTCTACGGAGTCCGCCCCAGACCCCCATGAGCAATTTGTCGCACTACTGACCGAGATGGGGCTATCGGCAGAACAAGCAGAAGCAATCCACCAAATGGCAATGGATTTGATTGAATCCACCGGAGCAGAGTCCTCCGGTGAGGAACAAAAAGTAGAAGCATCCCGCGCACGGCGCGGAGCCTACGGACGCGGTGGCTCTCGCCGCATGGGTCACGGCGGTAGCCGTGGCGGATCACGCCGCATGGGTGGCAGCGCACCTCGTCGTCGGGGAATGAGCGCAGAACGCCGCCCACGCAGAGATTCAGGCTTGCGCCGGGATTTCCGAGCGTCTGGTCGCCCATCGCGTGACCGCATGAACTTCGGTGCGGATCGGATGGAGCGTCAGCTGCGCCGTCAACGCCGTGAAATTCGCGAGTTGCGGAATCAGTTGACCGAACTCGGCGCACAACCTGGTGCAACGCGGTTGAACACCGCACCCCAAACGGAAAAGTCGGCTCCGTCTCAAGTGCCGACCCAAGGTGGTCCGAAAGATCGGGTCATGGCAATGCTCAAGCACACGTTCTGATGAGTTACAACAGCTACCAACTCTCCCGCGCCAAGCGCAGGGAGTTCACAAACCCTGCTATCGACCCGGCGACCACGTATTCGGGTGAGGAAGCAGATTTCTTCATCGCTCCGGCACTCAAGGCGGGCGACACTTTGGCTAACAATTGGGTGACCCAATTGGATGGTCTGTCGAACAAGGCAGTCGTCACCGGAGCCTCCATTGCGGACGACTTGATCCAAGAGGCAACGTGCGATTTCAATGATGGCGATAGCGTCACCGTTGACGAGCGCGTTCTGACTCTCAAGGATTACCAAATCAATGAGCAGTTGTGTCGCGCACGTATGCTTCCAACATGGAACAGTGTCAAAGGCACTCGGAACAGCGACTTCTCCACTCCGGAGTTCCGCAACTTTATTCTGGCGCAAGTCGCAGCGAAGACTGCGGAAGGCGTGGAGAATCAGTTGTGGACGGGTTACGACTACGCTTCGGGCGGTGGAACAAACCCGATCGGTTTCCTTTCGAATGACGGCACATTCGACCGAGCCGGATTCGGTGCAGGAATTTTGGTGTGCGGAGCATTGGCTGGCGATTACAGCGGGGCGGGCAAGACCAACGGCGTGGCAGTCACGCAAATTAATAACACCAATGTCATCGAGGGCATGAACGCGGTGTACTCCTCATGCGCTTCCAAGAAGCCGCAGTTGATGTCCAAGCCGGATTTGGCGTTCTACGTCAACCCCAAGACGTTCAGCCTGTACTTGCAGGCGTTGACGCTTGCAGGCGGAGGCGGCTCGTTCGCGGACGGTCAGGGTTACAACAATCAGGTGACCAACCAAAACATCGGTAACCCCAACTTCTTGGGTCTTCCGATTTACAAGTGTCCAGGTATGCCTAACGATGCAATCGTTTTGGCTTGCACCTCCAACTTGTTTGTTGGCTCCAACCTGCGCACGGACTACACGCAAGTGACCTACGTCCCAATCTACCAATTTGACGGATCAGACAACGTGCGCGTGTCCATGCGTTTCGGACTCGGAATGCAAGTCGGCACACCAGAGGAGGTGTTCGTCGGCAGCACCGCCGCTATTCTCCCTGCTTAATCCCGCGCTATGAGTTGTCAACTATCAGGAGGTTTTTCAATTGACTGCGGTCGGGTTGTCGGTGGACTCCGTTCCATCTTCATCTCGGAAGACGTAGCTGTTGACTACGAAATCAGCACGGGTGGCTTTGCAGCTGCAACGGACAACACAATCACGATTCTCGACAGTGCGGCGACAATCAACTTTTACGAGTTTGCATTGAAGCGCGAGTTGAGTTCGCTGACGATTACGCAACAACACGACAGTGCCAACGGAACGACGATGGTGGAGCAGAGCCTAACGGCGGTGTTCCAGTATCAGAATGCCACGGATCACATCAACTTGGCGAACATCGCCTACGGTCCGCGCACGGTCATTGTCCAAACATCCAACGACATTCTGTACGTCCTCGGCGTAGGCAATGGCATGGAGACGACTACCCTTACCACGGAGACGGGGGCGGGGTACGGAGATTTCAGCGGATCGCGTTTGGAGATGCAGGGTCGGGAGCGGTTGACCTACTTTGGCACACCCGCACCAACGTATCCAACGGCATCCATCATTACAGGTATGACAGGAGCCACGTTGGTAACCTAACGCGGCAAGGCGTTCCTGTTTCACAGGTTTATTTGGTTAAGGAAAGGGGGGTGGCAAAGGTCGCCCCCTTTTTATTTCTATCTGCTTATGATTATTCTGGACACAAATAAAGACACGTTGGTAACCATGCGGTGTGGTGAATATCGCTCAGGTCAAAGTTCGTACTACCCTAACTTTCTGAATTGGTTTGCGAAACATCAGGCGACCGGAGAGGAGAAATACAATGCGTTCCCCTTGCCCTTTTCCACGAGCAACAATCGCTACGTCCAATTTACTTTGCAGACCAGAGACTGGGCTGCGGGGATGTGGTTGTTTGAGTTGCGTCAGGCTGTGGGAGGAACGGCGTTAACGACTATTTTGGCGTGGGCGCAACCCGCAAGTAAGACAGTCGCGAACAGCCCATACGATTACACGAGCGGCGACACGGACACGTATCATATCTATGAGTGACAAGAAGTTTCATTTCAATATGTTTGACTACGCGAACCGGGCGCAACCTGAGTTCGTAGAAATAGCAGACGCGCACCGCCCCTACGTCAAGATGGGCGAGGACAATATGTACCCGCACTACTTGGAGGCGTTGTACACGGGATCAGCCATCCATAGCGCGGTGGTCAAGGGCGTAGCGGACATGATATACGGTCATGGCTTGGGCAGCCCAGAGGAGGACAAGCACGTTGACCAATACCTGAATCTGCAAGCCTTGTTTTCGGACAAGACCTGTTTGCGCCGCCTGTGCTTCGACTACAAGTTGTACGGTCAAGGCTACTTGAATGTCATTTACTCCGCCGACCGCAGCAAGATTGCGGAAGTGCATCACCTCCCGTCCGCGAACTTGCGAGCCGGGCAAGTGAACGATGACGGAGAAGTGGAGGTCTACTATTACTCCGACAATTGGGCGGAGGTGACGCAGGGTCGCAAAGAGCCGCAACCCATTCCGGCATTTGACACCCAAGATCGGACGGCGGCAAGCCAAGTGCTACACATCAAGCAGTACAGTCCAATCAGTCACTACTACGGGGTGTGCGACTACATCGGAAGTCAGCGGTACATAG